GCTAACATACGAAACAATCTTTGGCTCTTTAGCCTTAGACAACAAAGATGGTAGCTCTTGCAAGTTCTCCCAGCACGAATGTTTGTATCGGCAGAAAGAACATGTTTTGCCTAGCACTCTGTTACCAGTTGGCTTACCTCTGAATGTTTCTTCTTCAGATTCATAACACCTTTTAAACACATTACTCTTTACTACTTTGACGTTTTCTTCAAGCTTCTTAACCTCGTTGTCAACGTCTATGTTTTCGGCAGGTACATATTTAAAACTACCATTAGCTTTATTTACAACCCACCATCCCCCTGCTTTCTTACCCAGAGCTTTGGCATACCCAGCCAGTTGGCCAACATAACCAAAAGCATCGTCAGCAGAAAGTGTATCAAAAGACTCAAACTTATTTCTGTAAGACCAATCAGAAGCAGACTTGATGTCATCAACAGCGTCATCCAATACTAGATCATATGTGCCACTAACTTTTTCATCTGCTACATTCAGATATACTTTGTCTGAATCTTCAAATTTTATTTTGGCTTCTTTCATCAAACCTTTGAATACAGCTTCAACTATATCACCTAGCATCATGTTCATTACGAATGTTGTAGGTAGAGGATCTGATTTTTCTGGCTGATTCTTTTCAAACCAGAGTTGACAAGATGGTCTACCTACGTTGGACATTCTTAGCTGAAACTTCCTACGCTTTGTGCGACTGCCAAACTGACGCTTGAGAGCTTCCCCTATGTCTTTCTTTATACCTGCTATAGTTTTGGCAGACATAGAGGACTTTCCGTTGGTTGCATCTTCAAGGTATTGATGCAAAGCTATTTCAGATGGATGTTTCATTCAAATGGTATTTCTTCGCTATCAATTATTTCATCCACCACATCTACATCCATATCTTCTTTCTTGCGAGAGTTCTCTCCCCAAGCATTTATTATGTAGTCATTGTAGTTATCAATCCACTGCATGAAGTCAGCAAAAGTTTGTTGGTCTTCATCAGATAGCTTGATAACATCTGATAGGTTTAGAGATGCAGACGGAATGTAAAAGCTATTACCATTTGGTAGCTTTCTCTGCTCTGTGGCCACCTCTATCATATGCTGTGGTGGTAGCCTTTTCATCTTAGACAGCTTTACAAAACAGTTACCTAATATTTTAAAAGCATCCCTGTTCTCTACTTCCCAGATGAACGGAGTAACACCTAGTTCAGCAGGAACACCTTTTGAATCCACAGGGTTCTTCAACTCAACTGTTCCTAAAATAACACGGACTCTTTTGATTTGCTTTATCAAGTCCTGTGTCTTCTGGTCTAGTGCTTTGAAGTCCTGTATGAACCCAGCAGGTTTACCACAGTTGAACCCACCATCGTTGTCTTTGAGGTCAACATTAAGATTGTCATTCATAACAGTCTTGATGTACTTGTTTGGTGTATCGCCAGAACCCATAACAAATCGCTTGTACATATAGCGTTGTAGGAACGGACGAACATTGGCTGTGGTGGAATAAAATGTTTCACCATCTGGTATCTCCAGTTTGTATGTCCCACCCTCTACAACTTCTACGTTGACAGACTTGCCGTTGATCTCAGACTGACCCATCAAAGGTGAATGATTAATCCGTAGTCTGGCAAGAGTGCTGGCCTTTTGCTTTGTGTTTGTTTCTGTTGCCATGCCCATAGCTTTGGCCATGACTGCGTAGTTATCTGTATCTATTGTTGTGATTGTTGTACTCATATATTTATCTCCTTGTCTAATTAAAAACTATAGTTATATCATAGGACATCTTTGGTGTCAAGCCAATTATTTCCTATTTTTGATTCTAATAATAAAGGTACATTAAAATCTATATTGAAGTGATTGTCAACAATATTTTTTAAATTTTTATTAATGTCTCTCATTATTTTTAGTACGGCATCTTTCTCTTCTGGGTGTATGTCAATAACGATAGAATCGTGTACAGAATTTACTATACAACTCTGCATATTCTCTAGTCTTTCGCTAATCTTTACAAGCACAAGAGGTACTATGTCTGCCGTAGCAAAACTTTGTACAGGATAGTTTTTAATCTGTGTCCCATACGTAACTTTACCTCTGCCTTTTCTCTCTACATCTGGGAAAGAAAACTCTCTACCAGACGGTGTGCGTATTTTCAATGTCTCTATTGCTTCATTTGCAAGGCTCTCATGCCATGCTCCAATGCCAGCATACTTATTTGTAAACTGCTCATAGTACTCAGCTTCGGCTGTCGTTCTGCCATACCCTGTCGCACCGTACAATGGTGCAAAAGTATGTGCTTTAGCTTCCTGTCTTGTAGTAGGCTGTCCTGCTTCACTAATAACTTTAGCTGTGTAAGCATGAACGTCTACACCATTAGCTATCTCTCGCATGGCTGTCTTATCTTGGGACAAAAACGTAGCAACTCTAAATTCTAGCTGTGCAAAGTCGGACTCCAATATCTTTCCACCTTTGTCACTCCAACGAGAAACAAATACCCTTTTCACAGGGAATGTACCACCTCTAGGCATGTTTTGCATGTTAGGATCTGCTCCACTAAATCGCCCTGTAGAGGTGCGATGCTGTAACAACCGTACATGCAGTCTGCCATCAAGCTTAACGTGGTCTGCAATGCCCTCTACAAAGCTGGACAAGTATGTTTCCACAGCAGATAATCTTCTTATGTTCTTCAAGAATCTTTCAGCGTCAGCATCGCCCTCTCTTCTAGCTTTGTTCTCTAATGTTTCTATATTTGCTTTGTTAATAGTGAATCCACTATGACTTACCCATCTTGAGTTGCAAGGCTGTCTTTTCAAACCTGCTATCTCTTTTGAGGTCTGCTTGTAAATAAATCCTTGACTGTCGCAGACAGAACACTTTGACATCTTAGCATATGGCTTACCATCTTTTCTAATTCTCTGTGTGAAACCTTTACCATCACAAGCTTCACATCTAAATGCTTTCTTCTTGTATATTGTTTCAGCCTTTGATCGTATTTTTTTACTGAAAGATTCGTGATCCATTCTATTGTGGAAACAACTAGACCAATCGTTCTTGTCCTTTGGCTTACGGCTATATATGACCCATGATAGTTGCTCTGGACTATTAAGATTAATAGGAACATCACCCATGAGTTCTCTTACTTGTGTGTTTAGGTCTTGTATCAACGCTTTCTTCTCTGCTTCAAACTCTTGTTTCACCTCTTCTAACTCAACGTAGTTCACAGAGAATCCATCCCTGTATATCTTACACAAGCAGACAGCCACCATGTTTGTAAGACTCACCGTGTTCATTAGGCCAGCATCGTCCCCAGATAATCTTTGAAAAAGCTTGTCGGCTAGTTGATCTGTAGCACGTAAGTCGGCTAGTAAATATTCAGATAGTTCTGCATGAGGTATGTCACGTACAGAATAATCTTTCTTAAAATATTCTTTTAATGTGTCTTGCTTCTTTGTGTCCAGCTTGTACCTCTCTGCACACATCTCCAATGACAGAGGTTTCTTCTGTCCTCTCTGCAGAACATAGTCACCCAACATTGTATCAAAAACAATACCGTTGTATTTAAATCCAGACTCCCACAACCAAACAAGATCGTGTGCAACATTGTGGCACACAAGAACTGTGGTCTTGTCCAACGTTGCCTGTACAATGTCCCTACCATTTTCTGTAGGCTCTTTTTCACTATGGTCAAATGTAATTATTGTTTCGCCAAAGTCTGCTTTCATACCCACCATAACAAGAGAATTGTTTTTCTCAAAAGGGTCTAGGTGTGTACGGCCATTTCTTTTCGTAACTGTATTTTCTATGTCAAGCACTAACTTCATTTTTTATCCCATCTATTATGTTAATTATATTGTCTAATGATAACTTAAACCATTCTGCATTATTTTCAATAGCTAATTTACGTGTTTTTCTATGTGCTATTTTTTCTGCTTTATTTCTGTCATTAAATTTTTTATGATATTTTAATATGTAATCTCTGAAAGGACTAGATGTTTGATATCCTTTACATCTGTCCTCTGCATCAACAGCCTTACCTATTTTATACCATCCTTCCCAAGCAGGATTGGACACCACATACACATAACCAGATTTACATTTATCGTAGTTTTTCAAAGAAGAAAATGCGGCATCATTAAAAGATTTATAGTGTCCTGCCTTATAAAGAGGGTGATGAACAGATACATACTTACCATTAACAAACATTCTGCCAGAGTTCTCTTTGTTTTTACAAGAAGCACATAGCTTATGTCCGTTTCTCTTTGAGTAGTCGTTCCAGTTATCATCTAATACAAGAGTAGTGCCACAATATCTACAAGTACCATCAAACTTTTTTCTTTCTAATTTTACTTCGCCAAATAATTTATTTGAAAATTTACCACCAAATCTTGTCATGCTGTGTCCTTTCTTATATAGTTGCTCACAAAATGCTTAATATCTCTGTGTTTATACCACGTATTTTTATTTAAAACTCTCCAGTTATTGTCTATTAAGGATACAACAAATTTTTTATCTATTAAAACAAGACCAGATTTATAATCTTCTATTTCTAAATCTTCATGTATCAAGGATATTAATTTTTCTATTCTTCTAACATCTCTCTCATAATGATTTGAATAAATGTCTTTATGATAATTATCTTCGTCACATTTAGCTAAATTAAACTTGGCTATTGTAAGTTTAGACTCTAAGTTAGGCAAGTCTTTTTTAGTAAATTTATCTAAACCTAAATTCATCATGCCGTGTACCTAGCTGTCTTGTAGTCTAAATCACAAACAATACGGCCATGCCATCCAGATAATTTATTTTTAACCACATTGATATGTCGCAATGTGCTTTCTTCACCACCATCATCGTTACCACTCTTGTTGTTTACAGGTGCATCTTTTGCAATTAAAATCATTAAATCGGCTTCGGCCGCCTTTCCTGTACGACTACCTTCCATCATGGCTTGGTTCAGTACAACCTTACCCTCTGCTTCGGCAGACAACTGCGACATATAGAATATGGCACACTTATGTTGTTTGGCAATCATACGAGCATGGACAGCGTTTGCTTTCAACGCTTCGTCCTGTCGTGCAAAGCCTTGTGTCTTAGCAAACTTGTCACCCATATCTAACACAACGACATCTGGTGAATAAGACTTGCACACACTCTCAACCCAAGACATGTCCTTGCCAGTAGCGTCACGTAGCTTAACGTTCCTCTGTATCGGTGCATACAACTCCTTCGCTTTACTAGGATTCTCTTTTATCTGGTACTTGTCCATACCAGTAGCAGAAGTGAGGTAGCGTAGACCCACACGGTGACTGCCCTCTTCATTGCAAAGCACGACACACTTAGCACCTTGCCTTGCAAAACCATTTACTCCAGCAATCAAACTCGCATGAAAAGACGTTTTACCTGTATTGGGTCTAGCACCCACTTCAATGAGGTGTCCATCGTTGACACCCTCAACGACCCTAGTAAGGGACGGTATATTGAAAGACCATCTGGCTTCCATATCGTT